TGAAGTTAGTAAACTAAAGTCTGGTGAAATAGAAGTTATTAGTTCAGAAATAGTTACTAAAGAAAATGGAGATATTGTTAGAGTTAGAAAAATTAGACAGATTGGTCCAAGAGGATTACCTATAGAAAGAACAATTGAAGAGGTTATTGAACCTGCAACACTTACACAAGAAAGTAGCAAAAATCCTAGAGACCCCAATAAAGGCATAACACAAAAGACTATTGATTCAAAATCAGATTTAAGAATAGCTGCAGAAATGGAAACTGGTGCAAAAAATTTAGCAGACTCTGCCAGAACATCTGAAGAAATTGTAGCAGACGCAGAGAAGAAGAACAAAAAAGAAGAATTAGATAATTCTGGTTTAAACAATACAGATCCTGAAAGAGAGAAACTAACGGCTTTAGAAGCTATGGTTAAAGAAAGGTCAGAACTATATAAAAAGATTTTAGGCGACCCTAAAGAGGGATTAAAACAACAAGGGCTACTTCAATTAGCACAATTTGGTTTGAACTTAGCATCTGCTAGAGGAGGTAATTTTGCAGAGAAAATTGCAAATTCTGCTAAAGATCCTTTAACGGCTTTTGCAGCTTTAGGTAGAGAATCATTAAAAGATGAAAGAGCAATTGATATGCTAGCAATTAAAGGTGCAGAAGATGAAATGGCTAGAACTCAAAAGGTTGGAAATTTTGGTCAGTTGGTTCAAGACTTAATGAATCAAGGTTTAAATAGAGACCAAGCTAATGCAAAAGCAACTGAAATATATCAACAAAAAACAGGCAAAACTATTGCTGAGATGAAAGACGAAAGATATTCAGAATTGTTAGTTCTTTATGAAAAAGAACTTGGCGTGGTTGATGAAGCTATTCAAGCAGCTGACGCTCAGATTAAAAAAGAATTTGGAACAGGTATGTTCCTAACTCCAGAAACACCACAAGAAGAACCTGAAGTGTCAAGGGCATAGGAGGCTAGGCTATGGCCATCTATGAATATAAAGGCGAAGAATTTAGGTTAAAAGAAGGTCTCTCACAAGATGAGGCAGAGACTAAAATTAAAAAATTTCTCCTTGAAGAAGAAGAGCAAAATAAAGAGGACAGGTCCCCTGGATTCTTAAAAGGATTTTTTTCAGGTATAGTTTCTGGTGCTATTAAAATACCAGAAGGTTTCGTTTCTATCGGTGCAGAGCTAGTTGATCTAGGATTAGATACTGATACAGCTACTGGTGTTGAAGAATTTTTCGATAAGATAAATCCTTTTGAAGAAGTGGCAGAAAAAACTGTTGCAGGTAAAATTACTGAGGGACTTATTCAGTTAGGTATACCGGGTGTTGCAGGTTATAAAATAGGAACAGGTCTTGCTAGGAAAGCTATAGCAGCGAAAAAAGCTAATAAGTATGCAGGGAAAGATGTCGCTAAAAAAACTAAACCAAGAACTAGAACAGATGAAGAAATAGCTCAACTGATTGGAAGAACAGATCTTGGTAGAAAATTTAAAATAGGTGGTGCAGGATTATTAGGTTCAACTGTTGGTGAGGGTATAGCTTTCACTGATGATTTTGGAACAATCGGAGACACTTTAGGCGGACCTACAGCCACAGATCAAAGAGAAGGTGCTGAGGGCAGAGAAGAAGCATTTAGAAGATTTACTAATCGTTTTAAGTTTGCAGTAGAAAGTGGTGCGATAGGAGCAGGTTTAGGTGCAGTTATATCAGGAACTGCAAGAGCTGTAAAAAAATCTCCTTTAGCCAGAGAGTTTGATAAAAGTTCTATACAAAGTTTCTTCGGAAAAACTTTAAACAAGCTAACTCCCAACAGTGTCTTGGGGCAAACAGCTTTTAACATTTTAAAAGATGGAGATCAAGTCGCTACAACATTCGCCTTAAAGTCACAAACCTTTGTAGATAATTTAGCTAAGGAAGCAGAAAGAATATCCAAACAAGCACTTAAAAATGCAGGTGGTCAGAAAGAACAAGTGTTTAATAAATTTCAAAAACTTTTAAACGACAGGCTAACTGATTTTGGTGACTTTAAAAAAGCAGATTATGTTTTTGATGGTAAAGGTAATATTTTAAAAGAGATACCCCCCGAAGCATCATACTCTACACCTAGAGTAAAAACAAAGATAAACGCAAGAGGACAAGAGTTTGAAGTAAATAATCCTGCCTATCAAAAAAGAGAACGCTTACATGAATTTATGAGAAACACTTTAAAATCATCAGAAGATGACATAGTTCAATTTGAAAACTCATTGTTAACTGCAAGACATCAAATAGATATGAACTCTTTAACTTTAGATAAGCAGTTATTACAACCTTTAATTAAACAAGCAAAAGATAGATTAAAAATTAAAACATTAGATAAAGATGAAATCAGAACAGCAAATGAAGTTTTAGAAAACGCACAAAAATTAAGTGACACTTTTACAAGTCAGTTAGGAAAATATGTTAATAGAGAATATAAAATATTTAAAAAAGATAAAAACATTGTAAGAAGATTATTTTCTGATGATCAGTTTAGACCGACAGCAGAAATAATTAAAAATGCTGAAAGAGTATTTTCCAAATCTATTGCCATGGCATATAGAAATAGCGATCCAGTGAGAGCTCGAGCTACAAGAATTGTAGAGAACAGAGCAGCGCAACGTCAAAAAAGTCCTATGGCAAGCAGAAATCCTTTGATTGAGAGAGAAAGAAAAATAGGAAAACAAAAAGCTATTGAAGAAGAAATAGATAGAATCGCTAATCAATACGCAGTCGATACAGCTCCTAAAAAAGCAGCAGAGGCAGTTTCTTTAATAATAAGCACCAGAGGTAAAACTTTATTTGAGGAATCAGCTGCAGGACCAATAGGTAATTTTAGAAAATTTTTAAAAGACGATTTAAAACTAGAGGTTGATGAAAGCATATTTAGAAAAAGAACAGTTAAAAGTAAAGCACTTAGAGAACTACTGGGGGAAGTTGAAGATCCTTTCTTTAATATTGCTAACACTAATGCAAAACAATCTGAGATAATGGCGCAACTTCAAACTCACAATAAACTATATCAAGATAGTTTGAAACCTAGTGTCATACCGGGATTGGGTAGAGGAGTTAGAAGTGATTTATTTTTTGATACTAGAGCAGATGCTGTTGCAGCTATAAAAAATTTACCAAAATATAAAGATGTAAATGTAAACATGACTGCGTTAGATGAGGATATTGTTGAAATTGGAACTACAAACGGCACTCTTATTCCTAGTGTTTTAGATGGTAAATATACTTTTAAGCCTGTTGCAGAAGCCATATCAAACACGGATCAAATGATAGCCGATAATACCTTAAATAACTTATATAAGTGGATGGTATTAGTACCAAAAAGTATATCTCAACAAGCTAAAACTATTTATTCTCCTTTCACTCACGTTCGAAACGTAATATCTGCTGCTTTATTTACCACCATGAATGGTAATATTATTTTTCAAAATCCAGCAAAAACTGCTAGATACTTTAGAAGAGCCTTTAAGGATATAACTGGTAATGATGTGGAGTCAGTTACTAGAAGGTTAAGAAATCAAAGACTAGGTATTAACGGAACCAACCCTATTGCAGGAGACATAGATGCTTTAGCAAAAGAAGTGGGAACGGACATTTATAATGGAAACTTTAACGGATTTATGAATGGCTTACTAGGAAGAACAGGTAAACTAGCAGAGAAAGCAAGAAGAGCGTATTTAGCAGAAGACAACTTGTGGAAAAATTATAACTTTGAAGTGGAACTAGACTCTTTAAAAGAAAATTTTAAAACTTTAGGTATAACAGCAGATAATATTTTTGATCCTAAAAACATGATAGCCTACGGTAAATTACTTGGTAGAAAAGTAACTAGAAATGACCCTATATTTGATAGGGTAGTTGATATCAGTCCTGATGGTAGATTTATAAGACTAGGTAATCAAGGTGTTAGACTAGAGGGGGATAAGTTATTAGAAACCTTTTATGAAAACATGGCCGCTCAAATCACCAAACATAATATTCCTAACTACGAGTATGTAGGTGAGTTTATTAAAACACTTAGAAGATTACCCCTTGGCACGTTTGTAGCTTTCCCTGCTGAGATTATAAGAACAGGATTTAATACAATACAAAGAGGGCTTAGAGAATTACAAGTAGAAGGCTTTAAACAAACAGGACTTAGGAGATTAACAGGTGTTGCTACAACAGCTGCAGTTGTTCCTGCAGGGCTTGTAGAATTTGGTAAGTCTTTAGCAGGGATGACTAATGATGACATGAGAGCACTCAGGACTTTTGTTCCTTCTTGGTCAACAAACGGATTGTTAATGCCTCTTGAAAGAGATGAAGAAACAGGCAAAGTAAAATATGTGGATTTAAGTTACATCTTTCCGTACGACACATTAGTTAGACCAGTCAATACAATTTTAAACGAGGCCACCAAAGGACAACAAACAGGAGAAAGTTTAAATAAATATTTATTAGACGCAGGAGCTACAAGTTTTTATGAACTAGCTAAACCTTTTATCTCAGAGTCTATTTTCTTTGAAGCTTTTGCAGATATCGTAGCAAGGAACGGTAGATCAAGAGATGGTCGTCAAGTATTTAGACCGGGAGATTCAACGGGAGAAAAAATTTATAAAGGGGGTATGCATGTTGTTGAAACATTTATGCCCGGCTCTGTTAATCAGGTGAAAAGATTATTTCAAGCAGGTGCATTGGGCAACGAAAAAACACCAGACAAATATGGACAAACTTATGATTTATTAGACGAGGCAGGAGGTATCTTTGGATTTAGAGCAATAGAACTTGATCCTCTAGATGCTATGCCTTTTATTATAACAGATTTTAATAAAAACAATGATAGCGCAAGAGCATCTTTTGTTGGTGATGTTTTAAAAGGCGGGCTTGTATCTCCTGCTGAAATTGTAGATCAGTATTTAAAATCAGAAAGAGTTAGATTTGAAAACTTTAAACAAATGCATAATGCATATTTGGATGCTTTAAAATTAGGATCGAAGAGAGGCAAAATAAATAGAGAATTAGATCGTGTTACCAAGTCTGAAAGAACAGCTATAATTACAGGCAGGTACTTACCTTACATACCAGGAGAGGGAGTAAGACGAGCTTTTAATGATAACTTTAGAGAACTAAGAAAAGAATTAGATAGAGATATTAAAAATCCATTTATTTTAGCTTACCCTGAAATCATGAAAATTAGAAGAAATAATCTAGGTGTCAATGTAAACGAGGGTGATTTTGATTCGACCTTCGTTATACCAGAAGGATTTACAGATAAAGAGATCACGCCTACTGCACCACCGACCACGACCCAACCTATTAGCACGGCAGGTAGGGTAATCACGGCAACACCGACACAAAACCTTGATTCTGAACTAGGAGCAGATATACTGCTAGGCGATGATGAAGTTAGTAAAGCAATATTTAGACAAAATAGGAACGTATAATGGCACCTCTAAGAGAAAATAGATTTAGATCAATAGATAGAGCGGGTATTGGTAGAGACTTAGATAGAGAAATTACTCGCAAAACTTTTTTTGGTGGAGACGATAGAATACCTAAATCTCGATTAGACAGAAGAAAAATACAAGACGATTTAGAAAATCAATTTAGAAAAGAAAATTTAAAAGATGTTGAGACCACAAGTGGAGGCATAGTCACTGGCTTAACTCAAAAGAAAGATCCTCTTGGTCAGGAGTTTGCAGACTATAGAGCACAAGTGGCTTTTAAATATGGCCCTACTGTAGGAGAAATTGCCGCTGATTTTGGTAGAGCGACTGGAGATATTTTAGAAGCAGCAGCCACTAAGTTTGGTCAAGGAAAATTAGGTTTATTTGGTATTATAAATGCAACAGCCGAAAAATTTAACAAAGATTACGACAAGCTCAATGACGTTCAAAAAGAAATATTTGAAAACCCAGATAAGTACCCAAATGCCTCTAACATACCAGTAATTCAAACACAAAATAATTCTAGACAATTATTAGTAGACGCAGACAAAGCTGTATTAGGTTTAGAAAGCACAGCACAAGACGCAAAGGGTATCCCTGCAATAGGGTCTGGATCAGGATTTAATGAACAACCAAGTGATTTGTTCGGTGCAGGATTAACGACCTTACCAGTTCCTAGAACTAAGATTGAATTTCCAACTACAGATCAAGTTTTTCCAGCTGAAGAAATTAAACAAGCGTCTCTAGATAGATTTAGTCCTGAATATTTGGAACAACAAAAAGCACTCCTAGATGAATTAAATATATCTCCACAAGTTGCAGAATTATTAGATGCTAATGAACCGGGAGGGAGAGGTAGAATGATTTTAGAAGATGCACAATCTTCAGTAACTGAGTTTAACAACCCTGTAAACTTAATGGATGTAGGACAAGCAGGGACCACAGGAGAAACTTATGGTAATGGTTTTGCTATATTTCCTGATGCTCAGACAGGGATAATGGCAGCTAAGAATGATTTAGCTATTAAGACAGAAAGATATGGTGGCAACGTTGATGAGATTATAGGAGAGTTTTCTCCTCGTGTAGACAACCCAGATTCCTTTGACAATTATGTAAACTTTGTAAAGCAAGGTGTGGGAGATACTGTTGACCCCGGTGAAGAAGATGAACTTTTAAGAAGAGTTATTCAGTTTGAAAACAAACCAGACATAGCACAACAATACTTAGCCTTAGTGGCTGAAGGTGGCTTGATGGATAAGAAAATGTATGGCGGAATCATCGCTTCAAAAGGGTAATGAAACGTATCCCAAGAAAATCTGGACAACCTAGAAAGTCTAAGTTACATTCTGATTTATATACAGATGAGAACCCTAAAGGAACAATTAAAGGACTTGGTTTTAAAAATGAAGCATCAGCTAGAAAGAGCGTGTCTAAAATTCGTGGAAGCGGTAGAAAACATGCTCATAAAACTCAAGCTGCTATCGCTATGGAGCAGAGAGCTAAGGTTGCTGGCAAAACAAAAGCTGCAGGGGTTTACAGGAAATTCATCGAAGCGCAAAAAAAGAAAACAAAAGCAAAACAAAGACGAACATGAAAAGCATTGGGGCATAGGAGGTTTTTAATGATTAAACTTACAGACGAACTTCGAGCACGGGTACAGGACCATGAAGGCCTGAGGACTTCCGTGTACTTAGACAGTTTAGGCAAAAAAACTGTGGGCATAGGCCACCTCGTAAGACACTTTGAGGAAGAAAGATTTGCCGAAGGGGTAGAAATACCCATGGAAGAAATATTAGAGATATTTGAAATGGACTTAAACAGAGCGGCGGCAGGAGCTGACATGTTGATAGAAGATAATGTTGGTCACGATTTGCCTCAACACGTGGCAGAGGTCGTTCTGGAAATGGTGTTTCAGCTGGGAACAACAGGTGTATCTAAGTTCAAAAAATTTTGGAAAGCTCTAAGAGTTAAGGATTATAAAACGGCAGCGGCTGAAATGCAGGATTCCAGATGGCATTCACAGACACCGAAGCGTTGTGAATCCCTAGCTGAAATTGTAGCAAACACTTAAAGCGTTCTTCTAACGTGATTTGGTAATGTACCAGATTGTTTAAACTGAGCGTAGGCGGATTGCCAATCTTGTTTGTACTCAGTCTGTAACCAATGCCTGACTGCTTTGTCGGCATCGTGTTCTAAGGTAAAAAAATTACCTATTTTTTTTAGTATCTCTGTCATAATGTTCTCCCATTTCAGAAGAACATATAACTATTTTTATTTTTTAGTTGTGTTTTTTTGAGAACGCAGGTGTTCTTCTACGGCTTCCCATACTTCAACATTTGACCAATGCGCCTTAACACAATTAGATACATCTTCGTGTAAAATTTTTAATGTTCTAACTCCTATTGGCACAGGCTTACCTTTATTCTCATGAATATGGTCTGCCTCTTCTTTGGTCACGCTTAAATAAACTTCACCACTTTGATAAGTAACTCTCATTTTATTTCTCCCCAATTGGTTCCTATTTTAGCCTCGCACTTGACGGGCACATGTAGTTCAACAGCAGATTCCATTATCTGTTTAATCTC